ATGCTGAAAGCGAAATAGCAGATCATCCAGCTCAACATAAAAGCAGTCATGTTTTAGAGCTACTTGATGCAGGAGAATGGACTGGAAATATTGTAGCTTTACCTAACAACAGAGTTCGTGCTACTCACCCGGCTTGGTTTCAGGTTGGAGAGGGAGCGCCTGATTTTAGACCATCTCAACATATACATTATTCTAAATCTGATTTAGACTATACATTGGATGTAAATCGAGTTTTCGATAATTTATACAACGAGGATTAGCAATGGCCCTGTCAGGCAGCACAGACTTTGAACCAAACGTAGCTGAGTTCGTAGAGGAAGCATTTGAAAGATGCGGCCTAGAACTTAGAACTGGCTATGATTTAAAAACTGCAAGACGGTCTATTAATCTTATGCTTGCTGAGTGGGCCAACCGCGGTCTTAATCAGTGGACCATAGAACAAGTAACGCAAACAGTTACTGAAGGTCAAAATGACTACACTTTAAATTCTAACGTTATTGATATATTAGATTGTTCAATAAGAAGAAACACTGATGGAACAAATTTAGATCTTCAAATGTCTAGAGTTAGCAGAAGTGAATATTTAAACATTCCAACCAAATCAACCAAGTCTAGACCTTCTCAATTTTTTCTAGACAAGTTAATTACCCCTGTTTTAAAAATATGGCCAGCACCAGAAAACTCTACTGACGTATTAGTTTTTAACAAACTAGTAAGAATGGATGATGCTGACGCCGGGACTAATACCATGGACATGCCTTTTAGGTTTTACCCTTGTTTTGCAGCTGGACTTGCATATTACATTGCAATTAAGAAAGCTCCTGACAGAGTTGGCATGTTAAAACAAATGTACGAAGAAGAGTTTGAAAGAGCTCTATCACAGGATGAAGATCGAGCATCATTTAGAATAGCTCCTTACAGCAAAGGATACTAACCATGGCATATGCTTCAGGTAAGTATGCAATAGCACAATGTGATAGATGTGCATTTGAGTATCCTCTCAATCAATTAAAAAAAGAATGGAATGGTCTCAAGACCTGTCCTGAATGTTGGGAACCAAAACATCCTCAGCTAGAACCACTTCCTCATGTAATGGATCCAGAGGCTTTATATGAGCCTAGGCCTAATACAGACAAAGAAGTAGGCGAAGGATATGTGGTAGTCATCTATACAAATATTTACGAACAACACTACATGAGCTCAGATATCATAGGAACAAATTTTTTAGTTCCTGAAATGACAGGTGCTGTTGGAGAGGTTACAATTACAACATCATGACGTTAGCTGAATTAAAAACTTTAATACAAAATTATGTGCAAAATAGTGAAACTACTTTTGTTAATACTCTTGATGACATAATTAAAAATACAGAAGAAAGAATATTTGAGCTTGTTCAGTTTGATTATTTTAGAAGAAACGTACAAGGATCTATGACTGCTGGTTCTAGGTTTTTAACAGCTCCAAATGATTTTGAATTATCTTTTTCTTTGTCTGTCATAGACAGCAATGGAGACTATCATTATCTTGATAAAAAACATCCCAGCTTTATGCAAGAATATGCACCAGATCCAACAGATTCAACAGCAAGAGGATTACCATTATATTATGGTGACTTTGATAAAAATTTAAATACTGGATTAGAAGAATCAAGTTTAATTATTGCGCCAGTTCCAGATCAAAACTACACAACTGAATTACACTATTTATATAAACCTAACTCTTTAGTCACAGATACAACTGGGACTTGGATGTCTGATCATGCTAGAAATGGATTATTGTATGGCTGTTTAGTAGAGGCCTATACATTTATGAAAGGTGATCCTGATATGATGGGTTTATATGAAAATAGATTTCAACAAGAAATGGCTAGGCTGAAAAACAAAGCTGAAGCACGAGGAAGGAGAGACGAATACAGATACGATTCGCTTAGAACAACGGTTACATAAAGGAGAGAGAAAATGAAACCAATCAAGAAACTTGAAGGTAAGACTGTGGCTATTGTCGGAATGGGCAAAAGTTGGTTTGATTATAATTTAGCAAAATCACATGGCTCACACTTTGATGAGGTTTGGGCTATCAATGCAGTGGCATCTGTTATTTACCATGATAGAGTCTTTATGATGGATCCAGCATCTAGATTCTTAGATACTGATGATGCAGGCGGCCAAACTGATAGCATGTCAAAGCTTTTAACTGAACATCAAGGCCCAGTTTACACATGTGAAAAAGATGATCGTTGCCCTGGGTTAGTAGAGTATCCAATAGATGAAGTGCTGGCTGGATGTGGATCTCATTATCTAAACAATACCGTTGCTTATGCAGTTGCTTTTGCTTTATGGAACAAGGTAGGCAAAATTAAAATGTTTGGAATTGATTTTAGCTACAAAGGCAATTTGCATTTTGCTGAAGCAGGCAGAGCTTCTGTAGAGTTTTGGTTAAGCAAAGCTATGTTTAATGGTATTCAAGTTGAAGTTGCAGCTACCAGTTATTTACTTGATACAGCAGTGCCAGCAGATGAAAAGCTTTATGGCTATCATCGCTTGGACGATCCTTTGGTTGTTATTACAGATGAGAAAGGAATTTTGATTGCTAAAAAAAGAAGTCAGCTACAACAATTTAAACAAGAACAAGCTCCTGTTTTAATTGACAGGAATGATACCCACCTTAAAAAAAATAAAGTAGGAGAACCTAACAAATGGTAATGAGTTATAAAGCTGGACCCGAACTAGGGATGATTGAAGTACATACAACAGAAGAGGGAGGCCATCCAATTGAGTTTTGGTCTAACCTTTGTATAGAAAGAATTGTGCAGGTAAGCGAAGAAGCGCCAGAAGAAGTTCAAAATCAAGTAAAAGAGTACAAAGACAATATTAAAAAAGTTATTGAACAATATATGCAAAATGCTATAAAATCTGATAGGATTACAATTAATAATCAATTAGATAAAGCAGGTTTAAAAGAAGCCTCTGATTTAATTAGGAAACTATAATTATGGCAATTACATCAACACTTACAACAAGTTTTAAAGTAGAGCTTTTAAAAGGCAATCACGATTTCGATACTGGAGCTGATGCTTTTAAACTTGCTTTGTATACTTCATCAGCAACTTTAGGTGCTACCACTACTTCGTTTACTACTACAGGTCAAGCATCTGGTACTAACTATACTTCAGGTGGAGCAACTTTAACAAATGTAACTCCAACAAGTTCTGGAACAACAGCTTTTACAGACTTTGCTGATTTAACTTTTGGTACAGCTACCATTACTGCTAGAGGTTGTATGATTTATAACAGCTCTGACAATAATAAATCAGTAGCAACAATTGACTTTGGTGGAGATAAAACATCTACTACTGGAGACTTTACTATTGTATTTCCAGCGGCAGCATCTTCTACAGCGATTATAAGAATCGCCTAGCCTTAAATGGCTTTTATTAACGGTTGGGGTAGAGGCACTTGGGGTCAACTTGAGTGGGGCCAAGGCTCTGTTCCAGTTGAAATTACAGGTGTATCCGCAACAGCAATTCTAACTTCACCAGGAGTAAATGCTCAAGCAGTCGCAGCAGTAGCTGGTATTACAGCTAGTTTAGGAAGCGTTTCTGTAACTATTAACGCTGATGCAAATGCTACTCTATCAGGACTAACAAGTACTTCAGCATTAGGCACTCTAGCCAGCGTAACTGGTAAAGCAAACATCACTCCAGCCAGCCAGGTTGGAACTTCTGCTTTAGGTACAGTTACCCCAGAAGCAGACGCAAAGGTTTCATTAGATGGAGCCAGCGCTACTTTAGGCAACGTTTCAGTATTAATTGATGCAGAAGCTACCGTTATTATTACAACAGGTGTAGCAGCAACAGGTGCAGTTGGAACAGTAACAACAAGATCATCTAATAGAATTATTCCATTTACACCAGCTATTGTAGGAACTCTTGGATTTGTATTAACAGATTCAGAAGCAACTATTTCAATCACAGGTGTATCAGCAGAAATGGAATTAGGACATGTTTTTAAATGGCAAGATATTGATGAGTCTCAAACGCCAAATTGGACAGATGTGGCCGCATAATTTAATATACAATAACCCATTAAAGATGGCATAATAAATGCTCAGAGGTAAAAGATGGCAGCTTATACAAACGATTTAAGACTAAAAGAAATTGCAACAGGTGACGAAAGCGGAACTTGGGGTGATTCTACTAACACTAATTTAGAACTTATAGCTGAGGCTTTTAGTTATGGAACTGAAGCATCTTTTGGTTCTGATGCAGATGCTACAACAACCATAGCAGACGGAGCAACTGATCCTGCTCGTAGTTTATATTTTAAAGTTACTTCAGGAGTGTCTTTAACAGCTACTAGAAATTTAACTTTAGCTCCAAATGATGTTTCTAAAATATGGATTATTGAAAACGCTACAACTGGCGGTCAATCCATTACAGTTAAACAAGGTTCAGGTACAAGTGTAACAATCACCAATGGTGCTGTTGCAGTTGTTTATTCTGATGGCGGAGGAGCAGGAGCGAATGTCGTAAATGCTTTGACAGATTTAAATGTTGCATCTTCACTTTCTATAGATAATTCAGGTGTAGCAACAACAGGTAAAGCTATAGCAATGGCTTTGGTTTTCGGATAAAATTAGGACAATATTATGGCAAATCCAAATTTAGTAAATGTAACTTCGATATACGCTAACAGTATAAATGGAGCTTTAACAACTA